GTGATTTACTGCTTGTTCCACATCCGTGTGAGTTCAAGTTTATTCGCGCTAGTGTCGGTCGTGCCGACTGTATCCGCAGTAAAATTTACGATCTGGCTAGTTGCCAGTTTGCGGGGATGCACGCGTCGAACTATTAGTACGCGTGTTTGGGGTAGCGGTTAATAAAAGTGCCGTTCCAGGGTTCGAATCCCTGGGTTTCCTTGTAGATCGAGGCTTCTCTCTACTAACTGTATGACTGACAATCGGGAAAACGCCCAAAGTAAGGCAGCTGTGAGCCCAGTAAAAACCAGCCCTCGCGTGGCGAGTGGGAAGAAACCGCCCATTAAGCGCACGCAAGCTAGCACAAAGAGTGCTAAGACAGATGAGGCCAAGTCCTCAGAGGTGAAACCTGATGTGATCCTCTTGACACTTGAACAACAAAAGAAAGTGTCGTCTAATCTTAAAGTGCCACTCAGAGGTGAGTGGACGGTGCCTCCGCGGGTTAAGCGGAGTGTAGCGCGTGAAGCGCAAGTCCCTATTACGACTAGCAACAAATTTGAAGCGTTGCGTGCTAAAAGAAAGCAAACGAAGCACGCCAGCGCCAATTTGAGCAAGGATGTCGTATTGATTACTGCTAATCGTGGGGGCGAAAGCCGTAGCAGCGAGCCTGAAGCAAGTGTCGGGACGGAACTACCCAAGCAGTACCAAGATGAGTATTCTTATGAGAGCGACGTTAGTACACGTCGTTTGAAATGTCATAAGATTAATGGCTATCACCGAGTTGGCCAGCTGTGGTACGCTCCTGGAGTGGTTGCGGTGGCCCCACTATCTGCAAGCGTGCCCTTAGCACCGCCGCTGAATCCGGTCCCTCAAGCGCCACCAATGGCTGGAGGTTTTCGACAGGATCAGCGTGCGTTGTCTTTGAGGCGACACGCGCATCGAGTAGCGCAAATTGCTGCTCGTGCTACAGTGCCGAAGAAGCCTGAAGCGCCAAAAGTGTTTTACACACAGCGTGATAAGGATGATGCTCCTGGTGGATTCATCAGTGAGTACAGAGAGCGAAGGACAGTTGATGTCCATAAGTTTCAAACTTATGAGTTTCCGTTGCTAGACTTTCTTGGATGGTGGAATGATACTCCATATTCGAGGTCAGCAAACGAGCTCTTCGCTGCACATTTGGGTGTGCACTTTCACGAACGATTCGTGATAGTGCGAATCCCCGGTGATCTCGTAGTAGAGATGGAAAATTGGTGGACAGGCAAGCATCGAGACCCAGAAGGCGTCAATTATGGCTTGAGCATAGCTCGCTGTAAGGTACTAACTTCAGAGTTTGCGATTACCGCACCTGAGTTGTATGAAGCGAATCTTTACGCTCCGGCTCTCGGTTTCATGCTTTCCTGGGAAAACCAGCAGAACGTTGGTCGCGTTCAAACTGGGTCCTATCTACGATCATCACTGGCTGTAACTGCAAAAAAGAATGTTGGAGCGCTGCGCACCAGACGCGGTAAGTACCTGGCTGTAGCCGGGGCTCTGACTATCGGCGCAACACTTGTGGGTGCCGTGTATGCAGTACAGTGTGCACGCCGAGCGGGAAGCTCGGTTGTGTCTCAAGTTGGGGGCGGGTTGACTAGGTGTGTTAGTTCAATGTTGAGCTTGCGCGGGCTTATGCCTGGCGCGCTCCATGTGAACGTTGCACACACGTTTGTCCCTGCACCACGCCTGGTGGGCATTGAGCCCAATCCAGGACCGAGCTTTAGCTCGTTGAGACATACAATTTCGCGTGTGTGGTGTCAACCCCGCGCGAGCTCCACAATCGAGCGACCACTCGTTAATTGTGCGAGTTTACCGCGACCGAAACAGCTTAAACCTAAAGCTGCAGTAAGTCAGGGAACCGGTGAGCTCAGAGCTCCCCTTGACCGTAAAGATCCTCTCGAGTTGAGAGGTAAGCAGTGTCAGTATGGGTTTGACTCGAAAGGGTATGCCCCGCACGGCTTTGCCAGCAATAAGCATAATGAGGAACAGTCCCTCTTTGCTCGTGTCTTGTGTGACACTCCTCTTCCAACTGAGGATTTGCCGGCTTGCATAAGATGGTGTAAGAAGAATTGGCGTAAAATCTTCCCCTATATGCATGAGGTTAAGAGTGTGAGTTTTGAGACATATTTGGAGCGATCCAATGCATCACCGAGTGTAAAGAGAACTTTGCGTGCCTGTAAGGCTCGCTTGGACGCAGATGGCGTGAGTGAGGATAGTAAGCTTTCAAATCGACAATTGTATCAGTGGACCTATAGGTCGTCGTTTGTTAAAGTTGAAAATGATCTTTACTCATCGCCTCTGGGGCGTAAAGACAAGGCACCACGACTGATTCAGGGAGCTCAACCAGAGTTCATTTGTCTCGTCGGTCCTTGGATTATGGCTCTTCAGGACTTGTTGAAGCGTCGGTGGAATACCGACAATTTTATCTGCTTCACTAGTGGCGTCTCAGCTGAGAAGGCTGCAAACCACGTGATGACGGGGCAGGGTCGTTGGCTCGAGGATGATCTCGGCAAATTTGACTCGTCGATCCGCCGTCCGTGGTGTGAGTTTGAGGTGTGGTTGTGCAAGAAAATGGGTGCACCCCGTGCTGTCTTAGATCTTATGACAGCAAACATCTCGACCCATGGTTCTACACACCATGGTTGGCGATACAAGTGTGACGGCACTCGAAAGAGTGGTGATCCTTATACCTCATTGATGAACTCCATCGTCAATGGGTTGTCACATTTGTATTTGTATTGTAAGTGGACCAACAAAACGGTTGACCAAGCGCGCGAAACATTGCGTATGCTTGTGCAAGGCGATGATAATTGCATGCGCCATGCCGAGCTTACTTTGTTTCCTTGGCGTGAAGGTATGGCCGGTTTGGGTTTTGACAGCGAAGCAATTTACCGCCGTCACCCGAATGAGGTTGAGTTCTGCTCGTGCCGCCTGTACCTGGTGGGAGAGGGGTTTTGGGTCTTTGGGCCTAAGCCAGGCCGTGTTCTGGCGAAGTTCGGGTATGTTATTAACCCTCCCGCGAATGTGTCGCGCGAGTCGATGATGCGAGGAGTCGCTCTCGGCTTGAAGAAGGGATGCTCGTTTATTCCCCCTATTAAAAGTGTGATTGAGAGGGTGCTGCAGCTCACTGAAGGCCATTGTGCCTGGTTTGAGCGTAAACAGTTTGCACCATTTGCTGAAGAGCCTCTCAAGCCTAAGGTCTACTATTCCCCGAGCGTTGATGTCATGTTGAATCTGGACATGAATTATGATTGGGATTATGGTAAGCAATCGCATTTTGATGCGCGTGTTTCTCAGTTGGAGTTGGGCGACTGCTTGGGGAGTTATACCGAGCTGCTGTTTGACCGGGACACGAGTGGACCTCAGTCCATCTTTGGTGGTTGGGCGCCTCAACAGCGTCCTGAGCCCGTTGGGGCTTAAGGAATTTTAATGCCAAGCTGATCAAGCCGGTGCATTACCGTGAAAGCGGGGCGAATTTTAAAGGAAACGCCGTTCTCACCTCTTAGGTGTTACATGTGCATAGCACAAGTGTTGCCTCCACAGCTGCATCTCAAAACAGCTGTGTTGTAATGCGGCCGCTGCTGGTTTACCAGTGGCTAGTAGCGACGGTCACAAGCCCGTTTAACGCAGAGTGCAACACTGGTACCCATTGGGAGCTGAAATTGATTAGATCTCTAGATGGTTGTCACCCTTTAGCAAGGTGATTTTCCTGCCCTGAGCTATTCTTGGGATGCGTCCATGGAAGAGCGACCGATACTTACGGCACTATTAGCTAGGTTATAGTTATTGAACCTGCAAAGCTCATGCCTCTTAATTGAGGAGTCCAGGACTGAGTACACAAGTAGTCCGTGGAACCTGTCGTCGATTGATCGTCAAGCAGAAATTGCCTCTGGGATAGCGAAACTGTGAACACCACACAGCTAGCTACGTAGCGCCTATGCGAAATTATGCCTCTCACTGTCTCTAACCACCGCAGTAGTAATTCCACGTTGTATGAAGGAGTGAAAAGCCGGACGTTTTAGCCCAACATGTCGCCGAAATCCAGAAATCAGAATAAGACTAAGAATGCAGCTGTTCGAGCTGCTGTGAATAAAATGGCCAACAAGATGGTGGCCAATGCGCGCACCCCTAAGGCTCAAAGGGGGCGTCGCAACCGGAAACAACGTGCTTCCGGAGCCCTCATGAATCCTGTGGGCCCCGGTAATGCTGGGCGCCTGGGATTGCGTGCAGGTGGCAATTTTGCTACCACCCGCCGCTCCCAGGTGATCGAGGAGGATGAATACATTGGAGACGTGCTGGCTACAGCCAACAACTTCAATGTCGTGCAGTATGCATGCAACCCCGGTCAAGCCGTGACTTTCCCTTGGGGTAACAAGATTGCTCAGTTGTACGAGAAGTACAGCTTTGAAGCTATCGAGTTTTACTACAAGCGTGAAGTCAGTGAGTTCGCCACTGCGGGAACCACCGGAAAAGTGATTCTTTCATTTGATTACGATGCTTCAGATGGCATTCCGACCACGAAGCAACAGATGGAAGACACTGTCCCGCATAGTGATGGCATGCCGAGTGAACCAATCATTCGGCTACCGCTCGACGTAGCGTGTATGCGCAACGGTCCAGCAAGGTATGTGCGCCCTGGCGCACTGCCTGCCAACACTGACATCAAAACCTACGATGTGGGTACTTTGAATGTCGCTACTTATGGGCTCGCTTCTACTTCAGGAGCCCTTGGTGAACTGCGCGTGCGGTATCGAGTCAGGTTTTCGGAGCCTGTGCTCGAGCCTGCAAGCGTGGTTGGTGGTGTGGTTCACTTCAGTTCTGTCTCTGCGACGACCGCTAACAATTTTGCGGGAGCCGTTTTGCAACCTGGAGGTTCACCCACCATGACTGGAATCACTCTGGGTGTTAACACCGTTGTGTTTCCAGCAGGCATGCCCGGCAATTACCTTTTGTTGCTGAGCATCGCAGGTGGTACCTCCGCGTCGCAATTGGGAGCGATCACGGGGACTGGCTTGACAGGTCTTAACCTGTATGGTCAGTCAGGCGTTCGTGACACGAATTACAATGCTGTGTCACTAGCAGGTACAACCACTAGTTCTGCCATGCTTAACGAGGCGATCACTTTGACGACTTCGGGAGGAACTGGCACGATCAGTGGCCCCTCTACCATTGTTGGTACAGGCACCATGGATTTGTTCATCATTTCACTACCATCTACTGTTCTGACGAGCAGCGTGGCTGTGGGTGATGTCCTGGAACTGCGTGATCAGATTTCCGAGCTGCGTGACATGGTCCGCATGCTTGTGCGCAGGCCCCGAGCTGATTCGGGAGATTTCATTGTTGCTGAGGAGCCCTCATCAAGCTCCACGGCTGTTCAACCTGTGAGTGACCTTAGTAAGTCAACTCTTGGTTTGATTGGTGAGCTTATTGCTCGCAAGTCCAACTCACGCAAGTGAGTTTAGTGGCGGTCCGCTTGGCTTGAAGCCATCCTTGCGGTACTATTCCCCTGTAAGTGGCTTGTGGAGGGATTTGCACTCACCAGCTTCGTTAGCTAGTGAGTTGACATGAGCGTTGGTTTGACCACTTGTGTGTGACGTGACTGCTGGGGTTCGCTCCCGGTGGAATATTTTTTGCGTTTCGCTGCCTGTAATAAGCAGTGGCTTTGAGGCTTGGGATCCTCATCGTATATGTGTCAGTTCTACTCAAGTTGATGGCACACTGAAGCTCTCTGGATCAAGATTCGCTCTTGCCGTTGTCCAGAGGTGCCCAAAATTGGACCTGAGGTCGTTTAGCAAAC